ATTACGCGCCGATCACCGAGGCTGGCGAGAGTGTGTGGCCGGAGAAGTGGCCCCTTGACTACCTCGAGTCGATCCGGCACACCCGGACGTACAAGAAGAACTATCTGAACGACCCGATGGGCGCCGACGGGGACTACTGGTCAGAGTCCGACTTCAAGCACGGCGAACCGGACGGCCCGATCTCGGCGGTGGTGCTGAGCATCGACCCGGCCGTGACCACCGGCAAGGCCTCCGATCCGACCGGCCTGGCCATCGTGGGCTACGCGCCGGCCGTCAAGCAGGCGGTGGTGTACGCCGCGGAGGCGGCGGCGCTGACCGGTGACGCGCTGCGCACCCGGGTGCTCGAGCTGCTGGACACCTGGCCCGAGATCACGCACGTCCTGATCGAGACCAATCAGGGCGGCGACCTCTGGCGGCAGATCCTGCACGGCCTCCCGGTCAAGATCCACACTGTGCACCAGTCGGCCAAGAAAGAGACCCGGGCGGCCTGGGCGCTGGCCCACTACCAGCGCGGGCGGGTGTGGCATGCCGAGCGGCTGAACGCGCTGGAGGAACAGATGGTGGCCTTTCCCCGCGCGGCCCACGACGACTTGGTGGACGCCGTGGGCACGCCAATCCTCAAGATGCTGGGCGTGCCGACGCGGCGTGTCGTCCGGGTGGCATCGACCGACTACGCCTCTTGACTCATCTAGTGGTTAGCCACTATGGTTACTCGCATGACGACGACGACGGTCCGCGAGACCCACCCGCTCCCTTTCGACGCTGAATGGTTCATCGCCATCGGCCAGTACGCCTCGACCGGTAAGTGGTTCGTAGCTCGCGGCCACCGGAGCACGTACCTCCCCATCGCCGGCCCGTTCGCCACCGAGGCCAAGGCTCGGGCCGAGGCCAACGCCCGGTGGCTCACGGACGCCAAGGCCATGCGGTGAGCAACGGCGACCCTCGAGCAACCGGGATCGCCTCCCGGTTGCTCGAGGAGTGGCAGGAGGCGCGCGCCCAGCTCCGAGCGCTCGAGCACGCGGAGCACCCCGACGTCACGGACCGGCACGGCAGGCGCTGGGTGTGGGTGAGCGGTGACCTCTACAGCCACGACGACACGCTGGCGTTCCCGCTCGTCATGCTCGAGGAGCTCGAGCTGCCCCGCCCGGGGCTTGCGGACGAGAACCCGAACTATGCGCGCCTGTGCGACACCTGCCGCCACGTTCCTGACTACGCCTCTTGACTCATCTAGTGGTTAGCCACTAGGATAGGGGCCATGCCGTATATGCAGAAGCTCAAGTCGTCCACCGCCAAGGTCAAGGCCGGGATGTGGGTGGAGTACCGGATCAGCTTTGTGCACTCGCCGCTGAGTCTGAGCTACCTGCGCGGCCTGACCCTCGAGCACGAAACGCGCAGCGGCCAAGTGTGGAGCCCTGCGCCGCTGGCCGCCGTCTGGGTGGTCCAGTCCGACGGCGCCGCGGATCGGGTACGGATCATGGACTGTGTCGTTGTCGATGCACCCGCCGAGTCTGAGCTAGTGTGATGCCATGAGCACAAACACTTGGAGCGGCGTCCCGTGCAACGGCTCTGGCCCCGACGGGTCGGGCTCGTGCCCGGAGGCATTCACCGTCGTGGAGGCCGTCGAGCGCCCCGGCATGTCCTCCGACCCGGGCGACTTCGACTGTGGGGACCGCTGCAAGTGAGCACCGGTCCCGAGGACAGCGGTCTGGACCCGGTGTTCGAGCCGGCGCTGGTGGAGGTCGACGGCGTGACGATCGAGGCGTGGGTGGGCCGCCCGGACGGCGAGGACCAGTGAGCGAGGCGCTCAAGGTTGCGGACTCGCTCCAGTCCGCTCCCGCTCAGCCGGAGGCGCTCGTCTGCCCTGGGTGCGGCAAGCAGATCGAGGACTTCCGGTCCGACGGAACCTGGGGCTGTCACAGTTGCGGAGAGCGCGGAGACTGGGCCAGCGAGTGATCCCCGGGGCTGGCCACTAGGCGCGCTAGGCTGCGCACATGCCGATCGCTGATCTTCTCCGCGGTGTTCACGAGCTGGACGAGCACGCCGAAGGGTTCAAGAAGGCGGAGCAGTACGCGGAGGGCACCCGGCCGGAGGCGTTCGCCTCGGCCCGGATGCGCCGGGCGATGGCAGCGAACGATGTCAGCTTCAAGATCAATCTGGCCCGGGTGCCGGTGAAGGTGTTCGCCTCCCGGCTCGAGGTGGCCAGCATCACCGTGCCGGGCAACGAACCCGCCACCGCCGCGATCGAGGCGTTGTGGGAGCGTAACGAGCTGGACGTGGAGTTGCCCAACGCCATCCGCAAGGCGTGCAGCTTCGGTGACGCCTACCTGGCCGTGTGGCCCGGGGACGAGCCCGGCACGGCCGACATCTGGGTACGGACGCCGCTGACCACCGTGGTGCTGTACGCCGAGGACAACCCGCGCCGCAAGGTGTGCGCGGTGTTCCGCATGCGCCACGGCAAGGCCGTTCGGGTGAACCTGCTGTACGCCGACCGCACCGAGAAGTGGATCACCCTCGCCGGTAAGGACGGCGGCGAAGAGGGCGACTGGGTGCCCTACCAGGGCGAGGACGAGGACGGCGGCCAGGAGGCCTGGCCCCTGCCGCACCCGGACGGCGTGGATGAGGTGCCGGTCTACCACCTGCGCACCGACCGGCCGCACGGGCGCCCGGTCCACCTGGACGCCTGGGGCGCCCAGGATCTGGTCACCAAGCTGATCACCTCGCACGCCGCATCCGTGGACTACCAGAGCGGCCCCCAGCGGTATGCGCTGGCCGAGGCCGCGGTGGACAGCGACGACGACGCTGGGATCGACTTCGGCGCCGACGACGCGGCAGCCGAGGCGGCCGACTCCAACGCCGAGAAGATCAGCAAGCTCAAGGCCGGGCCGGATCAGCTCTGGTACATGGAAGGCGTCAAGACGGTCGGGCAGTTCGACCCGCCCGACCCGGCTCTGTTCACCGACCCGATCAGCCTGTACGTCCGCCTGATGGCGGTGACCACCGACGTGCCCCTGCACCACTTCGACCCGTCCGGGGATCAGCCGTCCGGGGAGTCGCGCCGGGTCGCCAACGAGGGGCTGAACAAGGCGGTGGGTGCGCTCAAGGTGGCGTTCGCCTCTCCGCTCAAGCGGGCCATGGCGCAGGCGCTCAAGATCATGGGTTTGGGTGAGGTGAGCGTTGATGTTCGTTGGGTGCCGAACGAGACGCCGGACGGGCTCGAGGCCTGGCAGACGGTGGGCGAGAAGATCGACGCGGGCGTGCCGACCCGCCAGGCGCTGCTCGAGGCGGGCTACACCACCGAGCAGGTTGACGAGTGGCTGACCGAGAGCGAGGACGAGGACCTGATGCGCCGCATCCTGGCGCTCAAGGAACTGGGCGCGGCCACACAGAGCCTGGGCACCGCAGTGGGCTTCGGCGTGGTGAGCGTCGATCAGGTCCAGCGCGCGGTCGCCGCCCTGCTGGGCGAGGAACCGCAAGCCGTCCAGGTACCGGCCGCCCCCGTGATCGAGGCCGCGCCGCCCGGCCCAGAAGTGCTTGCCGATGCTATGCCCTAGTGGTAACCTAGTGGCATGACACAGCGGACGCAGGCCGACGGGTGCCAGCACTGGGGCGACCCCGGCCAGAACCGAGAGAGCAACGGCGACCCGGGCGGAAGCATCCTCCTGGCGCTACTCACCCTGATCATCCTGTTCGGCACGGCCGGGGCAGCGTTCTGCTGGGCTCTGTATGCCGCGACCGTGGCGGTGCTCCGATGACGCTGACACCGGTCGACCTGGCCGTGACACTCTGGGGCCTCACGTTGCTCGCAGCGCACCTTTTCGGCATGGTCGCGCTGGAGGCACGCAGGTATCGCCATGGGTAGGACGCCTGACCAGATCCTGGCCCTGGCGCGCGGCGAGCACACAGACGCGCTCGCCGCGCTGGAGGACGCTAACGTCGCCGCCACCGCTGGGCCACTCGAGCTGGAGCTGGCCAGCCTGCTGCGCGGCGCGGGCGCCCGGTGGGTGCGCGCGTTCGGCTCGCTGGAGGCCGAGGCCACCCCCGCCGAGCTGGCCGCCATCGCCGCCTACCTGCGCGGCGGTGTCGCGGCGCTGGACCTCGAGCCGCTCGGCCCGGCTGTGCTGGCCATGCTCGGCCCGGCGTTCGCACTCGGTGTGGCTCAGGCCGCGGAGGTTGCCGAGGTGCGTAAGGGTGCCGACCGCCGGCCACGCCCGACGCCGCTGGAGCGCGCGCAGGTCGATGCCTCGCTCACGCTGGCCACCGCAGCCAAGGGCGCCGCACAGCTGGCGCTCGGCGGCCCGGCGCTGGCCCGGACGCCCACCTGGCCGCACCTGGCCCGCTCGTTCAGCAAGAGCCACGCCATTGTCTCGATCGTGCAACGGCTGGTGGCCACGTTCACTCACGGCTCGGCTCACCGTGGCGGCACGGCGCTCGCCGCGACGCACGGCCTCGGCCGGCTCTGGGTGCCCGAGCGCGACGCCTGCTACCGGTGCCAGGCGTTCGCTGGCCGGGTGGCCAAGGCGGGCGCGTTCACCGCGGGCACCTACTACGGCGACGGCAAGGCGCCCGACCCGGTGCTGGCCCCGCCTCAACATCCTCGCTGCCGATGCCAGCAGGTGCCGATCGAGCCCGGCTCGGCAGCAGCAGCCGAGATGACGGCGGCGCTGGGGCGGGAGGCGCGGCGCTCGGTGGCCAAGGGCTGGACCGAGGCGGGCGGG